CAGTATACGTTCTTCTGACATAAATGGATTAGCTCCTAGTTTTAATAAATTTTTAGATACTTTAGAATCACAAGCAAAAGCCAGTGGTGATTTATTAAATTTCCAAAAATCTGCATTCATGAGAAATGTTGAAAATGCCACACCAGAAACTATTGTTCAAACTATATTTAGACCTAACAGCGCAAGAGAAATAAACCAGTTAAAAGGATTAATTAGTAACGAAGCATTTTTAAACGTACAAGAAGAAGCGTTGGGCAAATTAATAACTAAAAGTATGCCTGGCGGTAAAGAATTAACTGAAATTTTTAAACCCAATGTTTTGGAACGTGCGATACAATCGTATGGTCCAGAAACTTTAGAAGCAATGTTTGGTAAAGAACTGGTCATGTCTTTAACAGGTTTTTCTCGCGCGATGAGTACAACAGTTGCTGGCGCTCAAAAGACAGGTGCGGGTTCAATTGTTGCAGGTACATTGGCGGCTGGATTTTTTAATCTTAACTTACTCCCAACTGTAGTTGCTTTGACAGTATATAAAACAATATTTGCACAACCAAAAATAGTTAGTTTACTTTCTAAAAGTGATAAAGGTTCAATTGCACAAGTAATGAGTGCATTTTCAAAAGCATTAAGAATATCAGGCGTTACTGAGGTGATGGGCGGAGCAGAAGAATTTGGCGAAGAAGTTTTACGCGAAGTTAATAAAACAGGTATTGTAGATCAAGCAAGACAACAGTTACCTACCAATCAACAATTTCAAGGTCTTATAGATCAATTGCCTACAAGACCATCTAATCTAAATCTAAACATTCCTAACGTACAGCCAATTGCAAGTGTACCTACCCAAGCTCCTATCAGCAGAAGTTTATTAGGTGGTTCAATTGCGAATGAAGATATAGCTGCTAGAATGAATGTTAATCGAGGCGGCTTAGTTTCCAAGAGAAGTGCAATAGACCAAGAAATAGCTGAGTTAATGGCACGCGTTTAATCATCAAAGAAGTTAGGATCAATGGCTACAATTCTCTTCATAGGCCGTCCAGTGGCTTTAACCCGAACATCCTTTTCTTGAATCTCACCCGCATTCATTAAACGATTAATAATCTCTTTAACTTCAAACGATTTCATTGACCTAAATATCTCACGCCTATCAATATCTCTACGACTAATACCAATCTCACCTTGCGTTCTGATAAAACTAAGCACTTGTTTGATACGGCTTTCCATTTCAGAACCCGCCACTTTGTCTTCACAAGTCTCAACCATTATTTGATCGTAGTAATAAATATATTGAATCGCCCATTGAGTTATGTCGCCTGTAATTACTTTAGAGTATGGATCGTCAGCCATTTGACATATCAAAGCCAACCGCATTGCTTTTTCTCGCGTCCTTGAAAGCAATACTTCCAAGCCGTCTTTTTCTAATTTGTTTTGTTGTGCTACAAGTTCATGAGCTAGTGTGTTTAGTAATTCTTTTGAACTATCATCAAATTTTATAATTCGTTGTTTGAAATCTATCTCCGAGCTATCTCTAGCTAACTGCTCCATTTCGTTTTTGGTTTCTCGTACTTTACGCACCCACTCACATATCTTATGGCTTGGCTCAACAAATGGCACCATTCGTCCTACTGTTCTTGGTAACTTTGATTCTACAACGATAAAACGGTTTAAGAAGCCATCTACAATGCGACCTGTGGATAAAGCACCATAAAAGTTTCTAGGCACAGACATGCCGACAAGCGTTATACCTGGCTTTATAGTAGAGCGATCTAGAGCCTCTTGTTGCTGTTTTCCAGTCAACGTCATTAAAGAGTAGTTATCAGGTCTAATCGTACCGTGACAGCGACCCCACGCTTCCATAAGCACTTGCAAAGCGTCTTCCTTGTTAGAATTAGATGCTTTGGCAATACTTTCCAAGCGTTTACCAAATTCATCCATTACGGTTATGTGAGTTGGTTTATGTCTAAGTAGACTGTAGACCGCGCCAGACGAGGTATAACCATCACCCGCCATAATATCAGCATGGCCAGAACAATCTAGGATTGATTCAATGGTGGTTTTAACATTCTCTTTACCCTGACCTGACTTGGCTATGCACATAAAATACATAGATGAAAAGTTATTCATATCGGTACGATACATTCTGCCTAATGCCACTGAGCCTAATGCTAATGCACTTTGCATAGATAATGAGGGCTGCTGTATCTGAGCAATAGATTCTGAATACTCAAATATATCTTTGATAATACCTGGTGGCTTGAAGAGGCTATCAGGTTTTTTCACGCTAAATTTATTTTTTATAAATGCAGGGGCTTGTTGGTTTTTACGTTCATGAGTCTTTAGTATTGAATTAACGGTAGTAGATATTTCTGTTCTTGATAATGGTGGTTTGTTTTGTTGATTCCATGATTGCACAAAGAACTCGACCATTTCGATATTAACACCTTTAGCAATCAAATTACCCGCCAATCTAGCTGCATTGTCATTACGACTGCCTGCCATCACCCCTTCCATTGAGAAAGGAGTAGCTATTGGTTTACCGTTTAATTTTTCAGCGCCTGTTACTTGTACCCAGTTTTCTTTTGTAAAGTCAGGTAGGTCGCTAGTATCATGCCAATCCCAATCTAGAATAAATTTAGGTTCATAGATAGCACCTGTGGCATGAATATTGTACGGTGCAATAATTAAACCGCCTACCCCTCTTATATCAATAAGTTTGGCGGGATCGCTAATTTGTGTGCGCCTAGCTACATAAGTCGTATATTGCTCTGGATTATTGTAGTAATAGTGCATCCCTTTGCCAGTGATAACTTTACACGGTGTGTTGGGCAGATTTTCTTCAGCCCAAATACACGCTTCTGGCGTATCGGCATCAACAACAATAAATTTTCCGCAGATCAAAGCCACAACTAAATCATCACGGCCTTTAAACCATCGGGTAATATCTTCCGTAGTCGGTTGTCGCTCTTTGTATTGCTGCCAACTGCCTAAATGTTTAGGCGGTACTTTATTGTGTCTTAATAAAGGTACAGGTGAATAACCCTCTTCGGCATAGGCAAGAGCAAGCTCCAACGCAGAATTCTGCGAAGTGGCTTTTATATTTAACACTAAATTTTCTTGTCTTCAACAGATTCGTCTATAGGACCATAAATAGATTCAAAATCTAACTTGCCACCTGTTTTCTTAATAATAACTTTTGCTTGTTCAATTGAAGGTTGACGCATACCATAACGCCATGATTTTGCAGTCGCTGCTTTGCAACCAAATAATTCGGCTGCTGCTTCTGTACCGATAAATTCAATATATTTTTTAAGGGTATATTGTTCCACTTCTCGCTCCTTATATTCTGGTTCAAGACCAGATGCATGTAATGTGTTAAGCTTTTTTTTACCAAGCTCAACCTGTCTAAAATAAAAATTAATTTCCCACTGTTTGCGTTTTGCTTTGTTCATGCTACAATATGCCTTAGATCAATGAAAACCAAGTGTAACATATTTTTTTTGATTTAAAAGAACTTTTTATAAACATAGGAGAAAGTAGTGAACGATTCCATATTAAGTAGAATCAAAACTCCAAACGAACTTGTGCAGCAACAAGGTGCTAAATTGTTGATCTACGGTGCGTCTGGAGCAGGTAAGACAACCTCGCTCAAAACTGCACCAGGAAAAACATTAGTGGTCAGTATGGAGAGTGGTCTATTATCTATCAAGGACGCTGAACACCTTACAGCTATTGAGGTTAAGAAAGCAAGCGAGATTGAAGAAATAGCTACCATGCTTGAAAATGGCACGTTAGATTATGACACGGTATGCTTAGATAGTATTACCGAGATGTCAGAAATCTTGTTAGCTTCAGAAAAAGCTAAGACAAAAGATCCGCGCAGAGCTTACGGTGAAGTCATTGAAGTAATGATTAAAACCATGCGTAGATTTAGAGATTTACCCATCCATGTAGTCTTCATCGCAAAGGAACAAAGCATTCGTGATGAGGCGACAGGTACGTTCCATTATCAGCCGATGATGGTTGGTGCGAAATTGCCCACACAGATACCTTATTTCTTTGATGAAGTATTATGTATGCGTGTTTTCGATGATGAAGACAAAGATGGACGTAAAGTAATTACCCGATGGTTTCAAACTCGGATCGGTCAGGGATACACGGCTAAAGATAGAAGCGGAAAGTTAGATGAGTTCGTAGCACCTAATTTAACCAATATAATTAAACAACTAGGATTTGCATCTGGAGGTGCTAAATGAGTGATTTTGAAGGATTAAAAATAAACATGGAAGAAGTAGAACGCGGTTCAACGATTCCAGAGGGTGAGTACCCTTGCATTGTAAAAGTGTGTGAAAAAACACTTTCAGCAGCAGGTAACGAATATTTGAAAGTTGAAGTAGATGTTACTGGCGAAAAGTATGCAGGTTGGAAATTACGTTCAAACCTCAATCTTTGGTATCAACACGAGAATCAACGTAAGCAAGAAGAAATTCGTGGATACGCTAACAATGATTTCGCACAGTTATTAAAAGCGTGTGGGTTTGATAAAGCACCAATTAATGCAATGGAATTGCAAGGTAAAAGATTGATTTGTAAAGTGGGTATTGAACCAGAGCGTGATGACAGTGGCTATGGTGACAGCAATAAGATTCTCCGATATATTAAACCTGAGAATACTACTGCACCAAGACCCGCAGGTTTACCACCGAGTATCAGTGATGAATCTCCCGAAGAAAGTGATGTTGAGGAGCCAACTACTACACCTAAACCTCCAACACTTTCTTAGACCACACGGCTTGCTAGGGGTCGGTAGAGTTTTTACTCCATTTAAACTCAACCTAGCATTTTTTTAGGAGCATATTATTAAAACTTCATCAGCTAAAGCCAAAGGCCGTAAACTCCAACAAGCATTTGCCAACATGCTCATTGATATTCTAGATTTAGATTTTGATGATCTTGAATCAAGACCGATGGGTTCTGGAGGTGAAGACATTATTATGGGTAAACAATCCAGGGATAAGTTCCCATATTCAATCGAGTGCAAGAATCAGGAAGCCGTTAATCTTTGGAAAGCCTATGACCAGGCATCAAAAAATTGCAAAGGCTATGAGCCATTAGTGGTCCTGAAAAGGAATCGAAGTAAAGTATTGGTTCTTTTAGATGCAGAAGCATTCGTTAAACTGCATAATAAAGATTAATGGATAATCTTTTAATTAATAATTATTGGGAACATCAAGAAGAACAGATGTTCTTACCAGAAAAATTTGACTGCCCCGCATTGATTAGTTTTAGTGGTGGCAGAACGTCTGGCTATTTACTGTATAAAATCTTACAACAATATAAAGGTGTACTACCTGATGATGTGCATATTGTATTTGCAAACACAGGTAAAGAAATGCCAGAAACATTAGATTTTATAAACGATTGTGCAAAAAATTGGAATGTTAAAGTAAGATGGTTAGAGCTAGACATCCAAGAAGAACGACCAATCTATCGAACTAAGGAAGTCACTTATGAAACTGCTAGTCGTAACGGTGGGCCATTTGAGGCATTGATTAATAGGAAAAAGATGCTGCCCAACCCCGTTGCTAGGTTATGCACAATGGAATTAAAAATTGGCGTAATGAATCGTTTTATGCGATCACATGGATACAAGCGTTGGGCAAATGTCATTGGTTTAAGATATGACGAGCCTAAAAGAGTTGTAAAATCAAAAAAACAAAATGAATCAGGTAAAAATAAATACGAGTCATTAGTGCCATTGTTTGATAATAAAGTAATGGTTAAAGATGTAGGTGATTTTTGGGCAAACAATGATTTTGATTTGAAGCTACCTAACCATAATGGCAAAACTTTAGCGGGTAATTGTGATCTATGTTATCTGAAAGGCACAAGAACATTAATTAAGATTATTCAAGAGAAACCTGAGCTTGCTGATTGGTGGATAGAGCAAGAAAGAAAATTACAAACATCTGCACAAAAAGA